TGGACGTATTTGTTTCTAGTAACTGCCCATCAGGAACGACAACGAACTCCGTTGCTGTTCGTTTTGGTGTAATGATGCACCGTGACGCTCTTGCTCTAGTTGAGCAAATGGGTGTTCGTTCTCAAACCCAATACAAGCAGGAATATCTTGGTGATCTCTTCACCGCTGATACCCTGTACGGTGTAGGTGAACTTCGTGACAACGCTGGTGTTGCGATTGCTGTTCCCGCCGCCTAAGTAATATCGGGGAGGTCTTAATAATATAGGCCTCCCCACTACTTAATTAAGGAGTTTTTATGCCAAATTATAACTACATTTGTACCTCTTGTGAGCATATTCAAACCGAATGGCGTTGTATGTGCGAACGTAAAAAGAAAACGGAATGTGTTAAGTGTGGTAGTAAATCAATTTTAACTGTATCAGCCCCAACTATTTTATTGGATGGATCAAACCCTGACTTTACCGCTGCCCACTCTAGATGGGTTAAGGAACATGAAAGTCGAGGTAATGGTGTTAGGACAGAGTAATGTTAACTATAGAAGCAGCTTTTGCCGACACAAGTTACGACATGGAACTTGAAAAGATTAAGAATAAAATACAGAGACTATACACAGAACTGTTAGTTAAAACTTTTAAAGCTGCTAATCCTAACGCTACTCCAGAACAAATAGAAGAGTTTTTAGAAAAAAACGAACTAGAGTTTAAGGGTACTGGATTTGATGAAGAGGCTGATGATCTAGACGCAATGTTAGACTTGCTGGGTAAGGACGATGAACTAGATGAAATTAAAAACAAATCTTTTGAAACTCCTGACGTGGAAAGTGGTAAGGAACTAAAAAGTAAATCTAGCGAAAAGACTACCGCTCCTGTAACTACAGATTTAAAGTTACCGACAGGAGGGTTGTTTACACCTAAAGATGCACAAAGCAGACCAAAAACAAAGTCATTACAAACACCCACAGTAAAAACTAAAGAGTTAAAAGATATTTGGGAAGCGGAACGATCTAAGCTACTTGCTTTAGTTGAACAGAGAAACAAAGAGTTTGGAGTTATTCTCTAATGGAAATTAAAAATAGAGTTGCCGGTAAAATTGTTAAAGTTGAGCCTAAAAAAACAATTACAAATAAAAAAAAGAAAGCTCGACGTGTTGCTAGACGTAGGATGTATGCGTAATGCCTAGAGGTAGAACACGTCCACTCGTTAAACCGTTTCCTAGAGCAAGTCAACATACATGGAAACAGCAGCAGTTATTTATATATCTGAGTAATAGAAATCAGGAAGTACGTGAACCTTACCTATTTGGCAGTTCTAGGTCACTATATGGTAAAGCAAAATATTCAAGTAGATAATGGAGTAATATAATGAGTGACTATTCAATTTCAGTTTCTTGGTCGGGAAAAGATGCTCTAGCTGACAGTGATGCCGCTAAAGTTATTTCCGGTGCTGATTTTAATACGGAATTTACAGCCGTACAAACAGCCGTAAACTCAAAACTTAATAAAAACTTTGATAACATTACTAGCCCATCAGGAGCTAGAACAGCTTTGGGTTTGGTTATTGGAACAAATGTTCAAGCCTATGATGCTGATAATGTAGTCAAAGATGTAGCAAATGAATACACTAAAACTCAAAACTTTAACTGTACAACCTTGACCGATGAAGCAACTATAGCTTGGGACGCATCCTCTAATCAAGTATGTAAAGTTACACTTGCCGGTAATAGAACAATGGCTGCACCTACAAACCAAGTAGACGGTGGATTTTATCATATTACTGTTATTCAGGACGGTTCAGGATCACGTACAATAACATGGAACGCTGTATTTAAGTTTCCTTCCGATACGGCTCCTACGCTTACCACAACCGCATCTGAACAGGATGAGCTTACTTTCCGTTCCAATGGAACAAATATGTACCTTGTTGGTCAATCCCTAGCAGTTGCTTAATTAGGAGATAACAATGTTTGCAATACTTTCTGACGGTGCCGTAGCATCCCTTCACAATAACTCCCGATCCGTTGCGGTTGCTCTTGGTAAACGTGATAATCTTTCTTATCAGGCTAACATTTGTCAAGTGTGGTCACAAGAAGAACTTAAAGAACATAACGTAGTTCGTTTTGAGGAACCTTCAGTACCTATAGGTAAACTTGAGGAAGGCGATAAGTCAGATACTATAGGTGAATTTATAGTAACTCGTAAGGCAACTTGGGTTGATGATCCTGACTACGTTGCTCCTACTCCAGTATCAGAACTTCAACAAGCTAAAGATAGTGCTGTATCTACAATTAAACTAGAGGCGCATAAACGTATTATTGCAGCCGTACCTGAATGGAAACAACGGAATGTAATTGCCGATCTGTCTTCTGACGATGCAGACACAAAGGCAGCGGCAGTTACAGAGTGGAAAAAAGTTACTGATATTAGAACCAAGTCAGATGAATTGGAAGCATCTGCAAACGGTATGGACTTAGATGCTCTTAGACATATAGATTTAGATTGGACTGCTGACAAAAAGTGGACTGATTAATGTTAGTTTATCCTACAGGAATACCTACTGGCGGTGCTGGCTACACTATCGAAAACGCTGTTTGGTTTGATGGTTCCGCTGATAGTCTTTCAAAAACTTTTTCATCTGCTGGTACAGAAGAAACTTGGTCGTATTCTGTATGGATAAAACGGTCACCCGGTGGTGCCGGGTCTGCTAACGCCATCCTTGAAGCTAGAGCCGATGGTAACAATACAGGCGCTCTCACCTTTACTTCAGACTCGCTCTATCTTCAAGATTATGATGATGGAGTAGCCACTCCCGCATTTCGGAAACTATCGAATGCTGTGTTTCGTGATCCGACTGCGTGGATGCACATCATTGCAATTAATGATACAAATAATAGTACAGCCGCAGATCGACACAGGCTGTATGTAAATGGAGTAAGGTTAACTAGCTTTTCTACAGATGTTAACTCTTCTGCCGGGTACGCTTCAGCGCAGGGCATTAACTCAACAAACCCGCATTACATTGGTTTTAGCGGCCACTCTGATTATTTCAATGGTTACATGGCAGAGGCAATATTTGTAGACGGTACGGCGCTCACTAGTACAGTCGACTCTGATAACAAGCTCACAAGTAATGAGTTAGGTGAGTTTGATGACAACGGTGTGTGGGTGCCAAAAAAACCATCTGGGTTTTCATTTGGATCTAACGGTTTCCACCTAGATTTTAAAGTAGCTCCGGGTACAGGCAACGGTGCTGGCACAGACGTATCTGGAAACGGAAATCACTTCACCGATAACAGCATGACTACGGCGCAGCAAGTCACCGACTCGCCTACTGATAAATCTAGTGATGACATTGGAAACTTCTGTACTTTAAACCCATTAGATTTTTCACAAAATGCTGCGACTCTTTCTGAAGGGAATCTGAAAATAGTAGGTGCCGGTGCGCACTCTACTACAAAAGGCACGGTGTTTACTGATGGCGCTGGAAAGTTTGTGTGGGAATGTACCGTTACAGAAATGGACACTAATGTTTCACTAGCCCTTATGCGAACAACTGATGCAAGCACCGGCAGTAACAAACCCGGCGCAACTTCCAATAGTGGGTTCGGATTATTTGATAACCAAGGCAGTTCGTCTTTATCTAGATTTGATGGCTCAAACATGGTCACTGGCATGTCAGGCATGGCTGATGGCGATATGTACCATATTGAGTTTAATAATTCGACAGGTGATGTTTACGTTTGGCGTAAAGCCAGTGGTGGAACTTGGACGGCAGAAAATTCTGGAAACTCTGTAACTTCTGGTGCAGGGAAAACCGCACTAGCTGGCGCATCAGTTGCTCCGTCGGTTCATGTCTATCAAAATTCAAGTGCTACAAATCCCAATATTATTACCTTTAACTTTGGAGCTACCTCTTTCGATAAGACACCATCTTCAAATTATGTGTCTCTCAACACCGCCAATCTTGCGGCTCCAACAGTCACAGACCCACAAGCTAACTTTGGCATATTGTTGTATAAAGGTAATGGAGCCAGCACTTACAATGTTATTGATGGCGGCAACGATGGTGATGGCACTAACATTACTGGACAACTAAAAGATGGTGGTGGAACAGGCACTCGTTGGACGCCTGATTGGGTATGGATAAAAAATAGAACAGGTATAGTAGCATCACACCATTGGTATGACACTGTAAGAGGTGCAAATGCTTTTCTAAAACCAAACACAGCCGATGCTGAAGATAGCTCAAGAAGTGATATGCTTAAATCATTTGATGCTGGTGGGTTTACTCTTGGTGCTGATGCAAGTGAAGAAGCAATTAATAAAGATAATGATA